CGCTGAGATTTCGATTTGTAATGCAAGAATGTGCGAAAAAGGGGATATATGATTGAGCCCTTTGTATCAATACTTTAATTGTATTCTACCATTTGAAGCACTGAAATGCCAAAAACATACCCTTTTTACTTCATAAACCGACGGAATAGTCCTTTCGTGACTATTTATAGTTGAGTAATTTTGAAGTATACAAGTTCAATTAACCACTATGATACAACATCTACAACGACTACCAACGGAAGTGGTGGAGCGATTCCTTGAGATACGCGACGCTAAGAAGGTAGGCATACCACAAGGACTGGCCGATTATATTATTCAGGTGAACGAAGCATCTAACCTATTACGACGGAATCCATCCATCACCGAGTGTGCGCGTATGCTTCAAAAGTCATATCGTACGCTATCTATATCGACATGCAAGGCAAGGATATACGATGCTATCAACTACTTTAATGCTGATTGCTCAGTGACTAGCGAAGCGTGGAACATGTACTTCGCAGATCAATCGATGAAGCTGATGGAGATTAACCTGGTTGCTCATAACTTTACTGAAGCGCGTAAGTGTATAGAGGATGCTCGAGCATGGAGACTACAGGCATCGGCTAACGCTATCAATCCCGATCGTATTAAGTTCAAACCTCAGATTGTTTCGGCCGATATGCAGCTGGATCGTATGGGTGTAACTAAGCAAGGCGTACTGGCAACATACGAAAAAGCATTGAAGTTAATTAATGAGTTCGATATTAGTAGTAACGATAAGGACCGATTGAAGGGTGAAGTATCGCGTGAATTGAATGTAGAGGAGGCAGAGTATGAAAACGCGTAAGTATGCACTAGATATATTCTTAACGGTATATCTATCCGTTATGCAGATAATGATTAAGTTGGCTGACCCTACTTTCTTATTTGCTGAATTAGGGCGTGGATCAGGTAAGACAACGCATATACTCGCACCTCGTATCGATCGTGTACAGAATGATATGCCGGGTGCAGTGTTGGTACTGGCAGCTTCAACATACAAATCTATTCTGGATAATATTCTTCCGGGACTGATGGAATACTTCTACGAGAACTACGAGCGTGGTGTATACTTCGAGATAGGCAAAGAACCGCCTAAGCATTTCGCTAAATGTGTGACGTATATTGATAACTGGAAGCATACCATTTCATTTGTGAATGGGTGCGTTATTCAGTTTGTATCATGCGATAGGCCTGAAAGTATGTTGGGCAAGAATGCTGCACACCTGTTTGTAGATGAAATGTTGCGTATACCGGAAGATAAGTTCACCGAACGTATTATCCCTGCATTACGCGCCGATCGTTCCAAATTCGGGCACTCTCATTACTTTATGGGTATTACCGGTATATCATCAACCCCCAACTTTGAAACGGATGAGGATTGGTGGACGAAGTACGAAAAGAATATGAACCCTGAATTGATTAAATGCATTCAGGAAATAGCCTACGAAATTGATTTGCGAAAATCGGATCTCGTTGTTGCTGAAAATAAGCTAGACGAAAAGAAGATAAAAAAACTGAACCTTTATATTGAACGTTGGTCGAAACGTCTTACAGAAATACGACGTGGACAAACATTCTATGCGCGTGCTTCTTCATTCTCAAATATTAAAATTTTGGGACTCGATTATATCGAAAATCAGATTAAAAATATCAAGGATGTGGACCGGCTGAATACTTCTATTCTGGCCGTACGAAAACACAAGGTAAAAGATCGCTTTTTCGGTAAGTTTGGAAAAGAACATACTTTTTCGGATGGTTACAAATACGATGCTATTGATCAGATGTCTATCGATGAAAAATTCAATCATACATGCAAAAATCTGAAATATTGGGATAAGAATTTACCGCTGATCATTGGATTGGATCCGGGACCGTTTTCGAGTCTTGAAGTGTCACAACATAACAAGAAAAAGAAAGAATTCCGAGTTATAAAGGATATGTGGGTGATTCACCCTGATCAGCACGAAGAAATGGCCGAAAAATTTGATAATTTTTTCAAGCCACAGCGAATGACCGGAAATAAGTCGATTATTTTCCATTACGACCGAGCTGCTAACCAGCGCGACCCTCATTACCGTAAGTTTTATAAGCCTAGTGGTGATTTGAACGATACAGATGCTCAGATGTTGAAAATTGCGCTTACAAAACGAGGTTGGAACGTTACGCTGATGAGTTTAGGGCAACCGACTATCTATTATTCGCAGCATTACCGGCTTTTGAATTTAGTTTTCGGGAAAAACGAAGGAAACCGATCGGATATCCTTATTGATGAAAACGAATGCGAAGCAACCATTTCGAGTATCAACCATTCGCCTATAAAACGTACTGAAGGAAAAATCGAACTTGATAAAAGCTCCGAGAAATTGCTTGAATACAAAGATCAGGCATATTATTCTACTCAGATATCATCAGCACTGATGTACCTGATTTGGGGTGAGTTCAGTTACTTATTACCCGACTCAGAACGGAAGCAAACGAAAGCAATGGGAGCGGGGAATTACTCTGCATAAATAAATAAATTATTAATTAAAAACAGATCTATTATGCAAACAATTATTTTATTCTTTTTAGTCATCTGCCATACTTTAGCAGATTATACACATTTATCTACCGATTGGATGTTGAGTGCAAAAAAACTAGGTAAGCCATTAGCACCAATTTTTGTTCATGCATCAATTCATGCTATGCTGATGTCATTAGTAATTGCATTTATTATTGGTTTTACAAATACCTGGGCTTATTTAGTACTTTTTGAATGGATTTCTCATTTCCTTATAGATACTCTTAAAGGTAGAATGAATGGTTGGTTTCCAACACTCAAAAATCCAGCTAATAAATATCATTGGATAATTTTCGGTATTGATCAAATGTTACATTTATTTGTGATAATAATAATTTCTGATATAATAATTCACACCTAACAACATGATTATGTCCTTTGAAAGCTCACGAAAGTGGGCTTTTTTTGTATATGGAATTTACCGAAAAGACAATAAGCGGTGCCGATGCTTTTATTCGGATCCGAAATCTGAAATTAGTATCAGGTGCAACGTTCGCGATCCTATTTATTACATGCGATTTGCAGCGAAATGAATACGGAGAAATCCGAAAGTACGATAGTTGCCGGTTACGTCCGGCTATGAAAGATGAAGGCTTGAATGTGGTATCTGATCACTACTTGTATTTCGAAGATATGGAAACCGGATTAGCCCGGCAATGCTTCAAAAAACTAATCCGAAAAATTGCTTTTCCACCATCAAACGAATGGTTAACTGTAAAATGGTTTTGAAATTAATTAATCAATAAATATGAACAAAATTGCTGAAAAGGATGTAAAAGTTGAATTTACAAGTGCCAACAGAGGTATTGCAAGTTCACAATCAAATGTATTGACATTCGAGATACAAGGCGTTTCGGAGCGTGAAAATATCACTACACGCGAATTTCAAACGCTGTACAGTAAATATTCTACTGACCGTGTAACGATGCGATTGGGCGATTATACCATTCCGTTTTGGGGAGAAGGACATAACCTTTATCCACAGGAAGTGGCAGCAACTGTTGGCGAACATAAGTTGATACCGCAATTGATCCAAAAACAAGTTAAGTTTTTATTTGGTAAAGGACCCCGTTTGTTTCAGGAGCAGGTCGTTGGCGATAAACCCGAAAATAAACGACGTGTACGTGTTCCATGGTATGATAAAGGTATTCAGGCATGGGTTGATAGTTGGGAAGATAAAGGCTTTAATTCAATGTTTGAATACGTTCGTAATATCATTTACGACTATTATTTTGTAAAAACATACGCTTCAAAATACAACTTCAACAAAGGCCGTCGTATCGGTTCACCCGCTTCTATTGATGCATTGAGTTATGTTGGTGCCGATGAGGCTCGACTGGCTGCTATTGGTGATTTTACTAATAAACGTATAAAATCGGAAGATTGTCAATCCGTTATTGTTGGAGATTGGTTGTATATTTCATCGCACCAATACGATGTTTTTCCGCGTTTCGACCCTCGTAATCCTACTAAATACCCTGTAGCAATTGCTTTCAATGCCGAAAAATCATTTACCAAATGGGTATATGCTTTCAATGATTGGTTCAAAGGTGCTTCGGAATACATTAAATCTTCCAATCTTGCGCCAAAATATACTAATTCCTACTACAAAAATGCGCTCAACGCACATGTGCATGTCATTATACCGGGAGATTGGTACGTGAACCAAAAAACGATTTTAGAGGGTATTTGTAATAATAACCTGATGCAAGATCCGGATACCCCAACCCAAACAGAATATCGCGGTGTACGCCTTGTAGACGATTCCGGTAAGCCATATCGTTTTTTCGAAACAATGGTAGATGATTTGATTTCGTGCGAACTTCGCCGGATCACTAGCCTGATGAGCGGTGAGGGTAAAAATCAGGGAAAACTGTATGCAACCACTCAATGGGGCGAAAATCCGTGGAAGTTTGAAGAAATGCCGGGTAAGTTCAAAGAGTTTATCGATTCTATAAACAGTAACGATAAACGCTCCGACCAGGTTGTATTGGCAGCGTTGGGTCTTCCGGGAGCAATCACCGGTGTGGATAAAGATGGTGTTATTTCGCTTGCCGGTGCTGATGTGTATTACAACTACCTGTTGTATGTTTCTTCGCTTACCTGGGACGAACATTTCATCCTTAAAGAACTGAACCGGACAATGTATATTAATTTCCCTTACGCAAAGGATTTAGGTTTAAAATTTGGGTTCTGGATTGATATACCGGCCAAACAGCAAGATACTGCACCGAAGGATCGATTGACGAATACAGCTACTGCAGATCCAGCGGTAAAATAATAATCAGTAAAGACGCATAGCCGTGCGTCTATACATAAAAACATACGACTATGTCACTAAAAATACCATTTACCCGCACCAATTTTGCGACTGAGATGAAACCGAAACTTTCGGGAGCCAACGTCACGCTCAGTTATGATAATCTCGAAAGCCCAATGACAAAAGCCGGTGCCGATATCGCCGATTTGATTGGACAATCGCTATACGATAAACTATGCGACGGTACGGCTGCTAAAACGGAAGCTGTTGCAGCTATACCCGCCGATGGTGATATACCGGAAGTTCCTGCAGTAGAAGCAAGCGAAGAAGTGGAGTTAAACGCGTTGGCTAAAGACTATTTGCAGTTCGCAGTTATCAATTTTGCCATTTACGAACACACTATCTTTCTTATTTCGCGCATTGGAAACGACGGTATTACGCAGAAAAAGAACGACGACGAAGCACCATTGTACAAGTATCAGAAAGAAAACCTCGACAATAAACTGATCAATGATGCATGGTACTGGATGAATCGATTGATTAAGTTGCTAAACGATAACGCTGCTAAATTTGCCGACTGGAAATATTCCGACCAACGCAAAGAACTCAACGAAATACCGGTAAAAGTTGCCGATTTCAAAAAGTGGATAGGCGTATCCGACGAATATTTCATGCTCAATGCTGCCGGACTGATCCGAGAAGTATGGACGGAATGCGTTGCCAGTCGTAACCAAAAAGAAAAAACGCCGGAGATTGCCCGCGCCGTATGCTATGAAGTCATTGCCCGTGCTTGTACGGTACTTTCTTACTACTGTTTGCCCGAACCAATTCGCCGGGATATAAACAACGAACTCAGTAAGGACCACGCCTCACAAGCCGATATGTATATCCGCGAAAAAGTAGGTGCACGTTTTCAGGCTAAAGCCGATGCGTACTGGCGCGTATTGGATACTGATATTGCCAACAAAGCCACTGAAGAAAATTCAGGGAGAGCATCCACACAAGTGTATAAGTCACGGGGTGTTTGCGAGGGTGATTCGTTTGGATATTAAACTATAAACTAACCAATAAAATAAACTATTATGACATGTATTGTAGGATTTTTGGACAAAGAAAATGATGTAGTAATTATGGGTGCCGATTCTGCAGGGGTAGCAGGTTCACTTATTATGGCACGTAAAGACACAAAACTTTTCAAAAATGGTGATTTTGTAATTGGATGTACCTCATCGTTTCGAATGATTCAATTGCTTCGATTTTCATTCAAACCACCGGTGATAAATGATAAAGATATTTATGAGTATATGTGTACTGATTTTATCAATGAAGTACGTAAATGCTTTACTGATGGTGGATATATTCAGAAACAGAAAGATGGTGATGAAAAAGGTGGAACTTTTCTAGTAGCCTATAAAAACAGACTTTTTCGAATTGATGAAGATTTTCAAGTTGGTGAAAATATCGACGGTTTTGCATCTGTAGGATGTGGTGTTGAATATGCATTAGGAGCAATACATTCAATTGATATGAATGATGTTTCTCCTGAAATAAAAGTACTAAGAGCTTTACAAGCCGCTGAGCATTTTTGTACCGCAGTATGTAGTCCATTCATTTTTGAAACTACCCACCAATGAAAACTATTAAACTTAAACGAATTACTATCAACCTTCCCGAATGTTGGGAAGATTTGAAAGGCGACCAAATTCCATTTGCGTTTAAAGAACTTGCACGACTGCTAGCACTCGAAATTACGCCATTCCAATTTCAGCTCAATATGCTGCTAAAAATTACCGGGTATAAACCGGCTAAAAAAAGTGGGTTCTGGTTTCGTACGATGTGGTTCATTCGCCTTGCGTGGCTTATGATATTCCGTAACGAACGATACAAAGAAATTCTTCAGCATCGAGCCGATACGCAGGAAATTATCGAATTCAATCTTATCCAGTTGGCCGAACATATCACCTTCGCCTTTACGCTTCAGGATAATAAGATCGTGCCTAACTACGATTTTAAACACAATCCGTTCGATGCCAGTGCACCGGTTTATTTCAACCGCGATGTTACCGTAGAGACCAATATAACCGCTAAACAGTACGTCGACTGCATGGACTTACTGCAAGCATTCAATCAAACCGATAAAGACTATGTGCGAATTATCTGCTTGCGCAAAATAATGGAAACGTTGTACGGTTTCAATACCCGCGCTATTTTGCGTCTGCCTGCAGAGATTCCGTTTGGAGTGATGTTTTGGTTCACTGGAATAGTGAAGTTTTTCCGTGAACATCCGGTGTATAGTGTTTTGTACGATCGCGCTGAAGGTGACGAACCCGACGAAAGCAAAATAAACCTGGGCATGAGCGAAACATTGCTTTTCCTCGAAAAAGAAGGGTATTCGTTTGTACAGGATAAAAACGTGATCGAGTTTTACGACGCGCAAGTAAAAGCCCTTAAAGATTCGGTAAATAACGCGCTCGGTTCTGGAATTACCAAAGATGAACTGGCCAAACGCACCGGACTAAGTATTAAAAATATAAATCGCCTATCCAATGACTAATCAGGACTATATCATTAGCATTTATCGCTATTACTCCAAATTCGTTCCTAAGTCTGTTTTGAGTAATTTATTTCAGCAACCGGAGATAAGCCGTAATGCCGGTTATTCCGAACTTGTGGCTGAAATAATGGCACAACCTGATACACATGTAGTTTCCGAAATTGGAACATTTATAGTAAGTGCTAACGATAAGTATATAAAAGATACCGTGAAAAATTCTACCGGTGTAGTTCTTTTTGTGGAGTATGGACAATTTTCGTTCAATCCGATCGCTACCGGTGGAGTGACTGAGAAACTAGGAATAACCGTTGCCCGCGAATACAACATTGCTAACAACGATAACCTGAACGAAGCATTATTGATGAATGAGTGCGATAATATAATCAATGGAATATTAGAGCAGATGCGCGCTGATCAGGAAGAACTCGAAGCGTGTGGACTGATGAAACTGATTACTTTCCCGGCTGATATTTATCCGGTGGATCCTGTTACATTCAACGACCGAAGCGGATGGACTGCATTGTTTAATGACGAAAAAAATGTACTGTAATGAACCTATCCGACAAACAACAAGAATTCATTGATCTATTCAATGACCTGGGTGAATGGAACGATAAGTTCGATTACCTGATCCATTTATCGGACGAACTACAAGTCATGCCGGCAAACATGGTGGTGCCCGAAAACAAAATACAAGGTTGCACAAGCCAAACCTATTTCTGCTGCACGTACCTTAACGATTTAGCACATATCTACGGACAAAGCAATGCAGCTATACCGAGTGGAATAATAACCGTTGTAAAAGAGCTGTTTCAAGGCGCAACACGCACCGAAATACAGCAGGCCGTTATCAACTTCCACACCGAAACCCAACTACTCGCACACCTCACACCGGCACGCGCCGGAGCGCTGGAGCAAATGATACTTCGACTGTCTTAATTTTAGTTTATTGGTTAATAGTAACGACAAACGTCTTGGGCTGTGAAGTTCGGGCGTTTTTTTTTATTATTCCTTAAAAATATATATCTTTACAGTCATTATTAATCAATCAAAAAGTATCAAGTATGAAAAAAGTTATGGTTTTGGCAATTATTCTTTTAAGTTTATATTCTTGTACAAGTCAGTATACAGCTGAAAAAGCGGTAAAAGAGTATCTTAAAGAAAATTTAGATGATTTTAAAAGCTATGACCCTGTTGAATTTGGTAAATTGATTCCAAATATTATTAAATTTGATGACTCAGAAATTGGAAAACCGATTAGTGATAAATATTTTGAATATAAACGTAGTAAACAATCATGGGAATATTTAAAAGAGCAAGGTGATCCAGAAAAACTATTTATACCTGGACAAATAGATGACAGCCTAAAATTTTATAATAATAAGGTAAATGAATACAAACCAATTTACGATAAAGCATCTAAAAATTATAAAGAAATTACTGATGGATATGTAATTTATCATAAATTTAGATCAGCACAAAAAGATGGGAATATAGAAATTAAATCTTATGTTTTTTATATGGATAATGAACTTAAAGTTTTGAAAATGGAATAATTATGAGCAAAGAACCTAAAGAATCAAAACCCGTTTTCGATGTTGCTAATATGACAACATTAGAAGTTATGTACGAATGTGGCCGTCTCGGTTTTCAACCAATGCACGCCATCCGATTACTACGCGGTACCGTAAGCGATAATTGTTTAACTGAAACGGCTATCGCTATCGAAATACCCGACTCACTTGAAATGCAAAGCTACTACGACGGTGCAGCTATGGGAGAAACTGAATTAGGTTCTACACTTCGTAAAAACGCTATCGACGGTAAAAAAGATGCTTATAAAAGTATGAATACCGAGGAACGTAAGAGAGTCATCAATGACGTTATCCGTAAAAACTTTGGAATAGGAGAAAACTAAACTTATAAGTTGATTATTATGGAAAAAGAGATTAAAATTGAATTTGAAAATGGATCAATAATCCATTTACCCGGAATTTTGAATCCTGATATGAGAGCTATTGGAAAAAATCCACCATCCGATTTTTGGGATGAATTAGTAAAAGATAAAGTATTTACACATGAAAAAGAAAGAATAATTCACTTTGAAAATTTGCAAAAAAATGAGAATAAAAAATACGGTGGAGTTTTTAAAATGATAGAAGAAGATGTTTGTAAAATTACTACTTGCCCAATTTGCACAGATTTCGAAGCCTTAGAATATATGAAAAAACTGGGCGAATCATTCAAAAAATATCAATTGTCGATACAGCTACCAAAGTAACTCGAATAAATAAAATACTCATTCAATAAAAAAGCCCCTGACAAATCATGTCAGGGGCTTTTTTCATCTCCACATTTTCAACTGTAAACTATCCACTATCAACTAAAACTGTCCTTTATACGCTAACCGTCCCGCCATATCTTTACATTGAATAAAAGAATAACCGCGTATGATATCGGACGAAATAATCAAAGATAAGTTTGCTACTGATACGCTCCGAAAGGGCGTGAATAAAATATTCGATATCCAAAGCGATGTGGCGCACCAGGTAATGAAAGAACGTACCGGTACGCTGTTCGCAAATCTTGATTCACGCGGGTTTGGAATCACCGGTGCAAGCCAACGATTCAGCGTTTCGGTTCGCATATTGAAATATTTACGCTTCAATGATATTCGCTCCAATATGGTATTACGCGGGAAACTTCACCTGTATAACCGTGCCGTTTGGGGCGTTCTGTACGGCGAAACATTACCAACACTTCGTTACGGTATGACCGATGAAATACGCGCCATTATCCGCAAACAACTGGAAGAAGCCGGACAACAATTAGAAATAAAATTTGAACTATAATACCATGGCTGGAAAATTAAAAGATGACGAAATAAAATGGATCCTTTCGCTGGATGCTTCAAAAACACAGCAGGAAATTCATAAGGTAACACTTGAGAGTAAAGAATTGGCCAATACAAATAAAGCATTGGCTAAGGATATGCGCGATTTGGAAGCGCAGGGTAAAAAAAACGGTGAAGCATGGAATAACCTAAAATCATCCTACGATCAGAATTCAAAATCGATTGCGACAAATACGCTGAAGATTAAGGAGCATGAAAAAACGCTGGGTTATGATAATATGACTATGCAGCAATTAAAAAAGACGTCGAACGATCTATTAAAACAACTTGATAATACTTCAAAATCACTTCATCCTGAAGCATACGCTAAACTTGAAAAAGAACTGCAGGCAGTTGCAAAAGCAAAAGTAAACCTAAAAGGTAAAACGGACGATGTTGGAACTGCACTGAATAAAGGGGCTGCTAGTTTTAGTAGTTTTATATCTGCAGCTAAAAGTGGCGATGTTGTAGGTATGATTCCAGCTTTGGGTAAATATGCAGCTGTGATTGGATTAGTAGCTGGTGCACTTGGTTTTGCTAAATCAGTAATGGAAAGTACCCGCGCTACTTCCAAAGAGTTTAAAGCCGATATGGAAGGACTTTCAACATCATGGACCTATTTTTTAAAAGCGGTAGCAAGTGGCGACTTTACATTTTCAAAAATGATAGAAGCTTTTCAGGCTGGGCATGATTTTAAAATAGAGATGGGTGGAATTGTAAAGGAGCAACAAGCATTGACTGTGGAGGAAGCAAAAAACTATGTAAAAATACAGGGACTTTTAGAAATTCAGCGCGATGTTACCAAAACAGTTCAGGAACGTAAGAAAGCAGGTGATGAGATTCTCAAGCTTACGAGTGATGAAGGAAAATTAAAACAAGATGTAGCAAGCAAATCGTACGATGCTGCAATGAAACGAATGACTGCATTAACCGGACTTTCGAAATCTGACTATGAAAGTTTTATGGAGGGGTACAATAAAAAAGAATATCATGCTTTCGATAAATCGGCTGCAATGTATACTAAGTTGAAATCCTCACTGAAAGATTTTACAAAATCACCACTCGAAATTGTAAAAGGGACTTCTTTCGAAGATGCTTATACAACCTACTATAATCACTTTATGGAACTTATGAAAAAAGGGAATAAAGAGATTACAGGTCAAAATCTTGTTGCTGTAAGGTCTCAGGTACTCGAAAGCATGTTCTCGAACGATGTAAAAGTAATTGCTAGAACTCAAAAGGCTTACGGAAAAACTACAAAGGATGAAATTGATAATATTGTTGATCTTCAGGTAAAAGCTATTCGAGTTCCCGGTGAAGTTATAGCTGAAACAATGCGTGTTCGTCGTACGAATCATAAACTTGAAAAGGATATGACCGATGAACAAATTGCAAAGGAAAAGGAACAAGCCGAAAAACGTAAAAAAGCGGGTGATGCACAAAAAAAGATATTAGATGACCAATTGGCAGCTCGTCAACGAGTTTTTGAAGATGCATCCAAACAACTAAAGGCAGAGGAACAGGATAATAACGTTCGTTTGAAAGCTGCTGATTTATTTGGGAAAGAATTGGTAAATATGACGAAAGAGCAATTGGCCGAAAAATTGCGATTAGAAGAATTATATATCGCCAATATTCAAAAAATAACGATTGATGCCGAAAATTCCCGTTATGCCCGGTTGAAAAAAGATACCGGAATTTCATCAGATCAATCACCTGAAAATAGTGGATTGAAAGGTGATAAGCTGAAAGCCTATGAAATAATTTACAAAGAGCATCAAGCCATATTGACCGATATTGTAGTGCAGAGTGAAAAGAAACGCGAAGATATTGAAACAGCAGTTGATAAAGCTGTTCTCGATTCGCTCAATCGTTCCAATACGGCTCAATTAAAAACAATTGAAGCTACTATAAACGCCAAACTTCAATATGCAAAAACTGAATTTGCTAACGGAAAACTCAGTAAAAAGAAATACGATTCTGAAGTTGATCGTATAAATTCGGAAGGACTTGATGCACGATTGCAGGCACAGCAAGAATTCAACGATCTGCTGGCCGGACTCGAAATGGCTGCAACTCCCGAATATATTGCAGCATTACAGGCAAGTCAAAAAGCCGTTGCCGAGACTCAATCGCAAATTGATGATCAGAAGATTAAACAGCATGAGAAATTTGAGAATGAAAAGAAGAAAATCACAACTAAGTATGGAAAAGATTCTATACTAGGTGAGTATGAAATAAAAAAAGCAGCATTACAAAAAGAGTACGACGAAGGTCTAGTTTCGGAGCAAGAATTTCAGGACGAAAAACTAAAATTAAAACTCAATGCAGCTAAAAAATTTACGGACCAGGTTGGTTCACTTGTTACCGCTGGATCCAATTTTGTTACAGCTCTGCAAAGTGCAGAAACAGCAACCGTACAAGCAGATTACCAGAAACGACTTGCCGGACTAAACGAAAGTGATGCTGATTATGCTGCTAAGAAAGAAAAACTGCAACACGACCAGGCAGTAGCTGAATTAGAAGTTCAAAAGAAATATGCCGATGCTCAGTTTGGTATTCAGGTAGCACAAATTGGTGTAGCTACTGCTACCGGTATAATGAATGCATGGTCTACAGCAATGGAATTACCGGCACCATTTAATATCATGGCTGGTGTAGCAATGACTGGATTACTTGTTGGTACAGCTGCAGCACAAGTAGCAGCTGCAGCAGCCGAACGTAATAAAATTAAATCGATGACGGTTGATTCTTCAAGTAGTTCGTCAACTTCAAGCAATAAAACCGGAACAGTAGTAGTAAATAACCCCGGATTTGCTGATGGTGGTTATACTGGCGATGGCGAAAAATACGAAGTGGCCGGATATGCTCACAAGCGTGAATATGTAGTTGCTCAAGAGGAAATGAGCAATCCGGTTACGGCATCCTATGTTCGTAAAATAGACAATGTAAAGCAGCAACGCAGCAAACGAAACCCACTGCCTGCAGGTTTTGCCGATGGTGGATATACGGGTGATAGTAATTCTTCAGGAAATAACGGAGGTAGATATGATTCATTTATCGTAGGTCTTGAAAATTGGCTTGCTGAATTGAAATCAACCAAAGTTGAAGCGGAAATAAATTATTGGGAGTTTAAAAAATCTTCGGCACTTGCTGAAGAATACAAAGGATTGGGGGCACGCAAATGATACGATTAATAGACTACGAAACCGGGCATGATTACGATTTGCCCTCTAAATTCAAACTGAGCATAGAAAAAGTAAATCCATTCTTGAGCAAAGAAGGAAGTACATCGCTTTCTATTTCATTACCACCAACCGATATTAATTTCAATGTATTGGGATATCCTTATCGTACCGATAGAAGATATAAATACTTACCAAAGCGAAAAATCATTATCAATTCCGGATTGTACCAACGCCCGGCAACATTGCAAGTTACTTCCGCTTCGCGAAACATGATAACGGCTACATGTTTGTTCGGAGAATCTATTTTCTACTCGCAAATGAATGAAGTTACTATGCCGAAAGTATTTAGTAATGTAGTGCGCGATGATTTCAATTTGCCATATAATCCTAAAATATTAGCATGGCTTAATTACTTTGAGAAAGTAATGATGGGTGATGAAGTAGATGACTTCTTTGTATTTACTGTATGTACAAAAATGGAAAGCCGTACAATTACTCTTCCGGCTGCTGGTGAAATTGCATCTTCAAGTTTCACATACACAAAATACTATTTACTTAATGCACCTCTTATTGATCTTAATCACTTAATATATGATGAAAATTCGAATCCTTATTTTCCTCTTATCGCTAAAAGTGTACAAACTGATACAATAGACAATATTACTGCTGATTATCCAATTGGATATAATGTTACCCCATTCCTGAAGCTATCGTATGTACTTACACATTTGTTTCAATATTTCGGCTATACGCTCAATCAGGACTATTTGACTAAATATCCCGATTTACAAAAAGAGGTAGTGCTGAATAATACTTGTGATGCAATTATGACTGGAGTACTTCATTACGAACACCTGGTACCTACCGGCACGGTAAATGATTTTTTGGATGGAATACGGAAACGTTACGGTTGTGATTTCTTTTTATCCGATAACGGTCTTGATGTGAAAGTTATATTCATCAGCGAACTAATCGATAGTATTGATTCAGACCTAACAAAAAATATATCAGTAGAACCGGTGAATAATATAGAAAGCTTTAAATCGCTAAAACTTTCGTGTAATCATTCACTCGATCAGGTAACGTCTAATTTCGCTACCTATCAGAAATTATATGAAAATAAGACTATAATTCCGATGGAGTATCTTATTTTCTCGGCTACTACTACGCTGGCAAATGGGTATTATTTTTCTCAAAATCTATGTACTGTTTTTCAGGTAAAAGATGGTAAAATGACAACAGTTGGAGATGATTCGCTCGATTATTATGACGAGATTACTGATCTAACTGCACAGGAAATGACATCACCGCATACAGCCGTACCATTGGTATATGCCGACTTAATGATAATACCATCAAATGTGGGTTCACGTTGGAAAGGATGGTATTATCAGGTTCCATTTATAGGAGATAAAAGAATGTTGAATACAAGCATACGTGTAGAAGATGATTTATTAGCAGATACTTCAAATTCTTCGGCCGTTTGCCCTATTATGTTTTGTTTTTTTCATGGTCAGGGTGTAGCTAATCCAAACGAAACTACAGATGCCAAAAAATTATACAGCAAAAAACTTACTTTCGCTTCAACTCATTCGTACAATAATATAGGTCAACCGAACGGAAACCTACACATGGTGTATGGTGGCGAAAAAGGATTATTTGAAACATTTTGGAAGAAATTCAACGATGTGCTCAATAACTCCTATCAGCCTATTCTCACCAATTTTAATTTGTCGGTCGTGCAGTTTCAAAATTTTGATATCGCACAACAAAAACTGGTCGATGGTCAACCGGTAATTGTTGAAAATATGAAGTACGAGATTTCGGATAACGGAATTAAAATGATAGAAGCCAACCTCCGAACTACTAAACTGTACGAGTAGATTTGTCCTTTAACCGTCGTGCGATTTCGGCTATTTTTGCTATATAAAATTACCGAAAGCGCATGACTCCAGTATTAATACCAACAGCATATTCATTTGTTCGCAATCCGATCCGTTTCGAGTTCACTACCGATTCGGGTGTGATGCGTATTTTCAATATTGCATTTGGTACCGAAACGTTCGCTATATCTGTTCACCCTTACAAGATAGGTCCTACAACATGGAAACTATCATTTGATATTTCCGACTTACTCGCTAACCTGGTACGCCTAACCTACGACGCTACACTTACACATCAAATCAATCTACCCGATTTTGTAAACTCGTATATCGTAACTGAAACGGTAAGTGCATATAGTTTTACTGCCAAAGTTATTCCGGGAGGTATTTCAAAAGAGTTTCAGAAATTTCTGATCCAGCAGCAAACTGATGCTTTTGAGTATCGTTTTTTAAACCCATTGGCTAATTGGATCCTCACCACTCGTACTGACGGAAACCTTATCCGTATGTCACGAAAAGAACTGGCATGCTTGTTTTTCTTATCACCATCCGAAGAAACCATATTTGTACATACTAATACCGGCGAAGGCATCAGTATTGCTCCAGGCGATGTTGGGGTTCCCTGTATGCTAAACTTACCCGTATGGCTTGCAACCGTTACTTCGAGCGGACCCGCAAGCGAAATCTATTTTTCAGTTGGTCAACTTCCGGTTATCACTATCCGAATTACCGATAACAACAGCGAAGAAAGTAACCTTATAAAGTTCCGTAATTCATTGGGAGTATATGAATTTATAGAAGTAAACGGCACCGGTAAGCGTACACCTTCGTATGGTGAAGATACCAGTTTCAATGTATTTGATACCGAACTGAACGACTTTAAAAAGGCACGTAATCGCGTAACGGCCACTAATAACGTGACGGTAGATAGCGGTTACAAATCGCAGGATGATATGTATTTTATTGGCGATATGCTACAGGCCAATGCCATGTGGTTTATATCCGGACTGAAAAAACAAAAGTGTCTTGTCACTTCCGACAATTACTCCATGCAGTTGCTAAAGACTACGCCAGAAAGTGTATCGCTCAAAATAGAACCTGTAAACTCCGAACGGTACTATTCACCAATGACCGATATAAATACTGTTTACACGCTATTGGCAACCGAGAACGACGAATTTATTATCACTGAAGACAATTATTTTATTGAAATATAAGCTATGGCTACTAAACTGCAAACAAAGAAATTTACAAGTCAGTTCGAACGCTGGGTAGGAGCACCGCCTGCAGGTTGTCGCTTCCTTTTCAACGACGCCGTTACCGGGAAACCTTATTGGATTACCCGTGAGGACTTTTTGAACGGATTTAATGGTACATCTGATTCAGGTGCATCTGCCTACCAAATATACGCAGCTACTACTTCTGATAATCCGGTTTTGTCAGAAATAGACTGGATCTATTCATTGCACGGTCATGATGGTATTACTCCAACTATTGGGAGCAATGGTCACTGGTTTATTGGTACCGTAGATACTGGAATAAAAGCAGAACCCGAAAACCCTATACCTGCAGCTCAAATTTATAATGCTCCAATGGGTGCAGTTATATTCTTTGTTGGGTTATTATCAAGTTTGTCAGATAGTTGGCATTTAGCGAATGGAGATGTAGTCGAAGGTTTTGGAGCAACTATCGACATGCGCGGTAAAGTTCCAATGGGTTATGATCCGGATTCTTTTGCAACACCAATAGTAGCTACCGGATTAGTAAAAAATTACGGTGCAATAGGGAATACAGGAGGAAAAAGCTGGTATAAGCTTACCGGTAAACAATCTGGTGTTGCAGATCACGATCATGATGTTCCAGCATCTACAGGAACAGTCGATGGTACAGGTAGTCAGCAAGGGATTAAACCTCCTGGATCAACTAAGATTAAAACAAGTATAGCAGTTGCAAAGGATGCACTTGAGGATCATGAAAACCGTATGGAGTACGTCGTTGGTGCATATATTCAACGTGTGAAGCCGGAAGTGTTGAGTGGGGGAGGAAATATGGTTTATCAGAAAAAAGCAACCATTACCACTACCGATGGCGTGATGAACGAAAGTACTTATGTAGTTGAAGGTACATCTGAATTCCTGCTACCAATCGATTTTGATTATGATCATGATTATACTTTTTTTAATGGTCCATTAATGACAGAACCTGAACTTAATCGGGTAACTCGAATGGCCAAATTTACCCCGGTACCGCTAGAAATTAATAAAATAACAATAAAATATTATCCATTATGAAAAAACTAATTCTATTCCTCTTTATTTTCTACAGCGCGTATGTCTCCGCGCAAGTAGTTGCCATTCCTGAAGTCAAAGGATTGCCAGCTGCACTGGCTAGCAAGGTGGACAAAGTAACCGGCAAATCGCTTGTTGCAGATACTTCGATCGTGAAACTAACCGGTATTCAAGCCGGTGCTCAAGTAAATAAAATTGAGGGTATTCAGAAAAATGGAGTCGATCTTACTATCACCGGTAAAAAAGTGAACATTACAGTTCCAACCACGGCAGCCGAAATCGGCGCTCAGCCGGCGGGAACTTACTCAACTGATATCCATTCGAATATCACAGCCTTAAATGCAGTAAGCGGGACGAATGGAGGTGACGAAACGCTGACAAGCATAAAAACGAAACTAGGATCTGCAACAGTATCTAGTGATGGATATTTGAAGTATCAGGACTTCAATAGGTTTAATGATTCTACATACATATCAGTAAAGGATGTTCGTGGAGCAGATAGATTGCCATCTTTTTATCGTAACCAATCTATTACTAGTTTATTTAATGTAGGGTATGTGACACCTAATACCTATGAGTCGGGAATAACAGTAAAAGGATGGGGAGGAGCTTTAAACGCTTGGCAGCTAGTTTGCGGAATAGAAGCGGATAACACTGATACAGATTTGTATTTTAGAAATGGTAGTACAACATGGAATGCTTCTAAAAAAATATGGCATAGTGGTAATTTTAATCCGTCCTCAAAACTAGACTATAGAACTTTTGGGAGCATTGCAATCAAAGATTCTACTAATTTTATTTCAATAGGGACTAATGAAAATAAAATAGTAGTTGTATGTGATGGTGATAGTAGGACTGCTGGTTATACTGGGACTACTCCCGCACCTTATTCTGGGTTGCTAAATTTAGGGAGCGCCTATTCAGTTTATAATACGGCTGTAGGGGGTGGAACAATAACCGACAATGAAGTTGATGGTTCGTGGTGGATAGCAAAAAATGCTTTTTTAAATGTACCGAACAAATTCTCTAAATACGGTGGCGGAAATATTGTCGTAATATGGGCGGGGTGGAACGATTTTAATGTTAGAAATAAAACAGTAGATGAAGTATATAATGCTTTGGTAGGTTACTATAACGCAAGGAAAAAAGAAGGGGCAAGGATAATTGTAATTACAGAACCAAATTGTCCAGTCACTAATGGAGAAAATGCAAGAT